AGATGTAGGAACATATACTTGGGAGAACCCAGACAATAAATATGCTGGAGTAGAGATACCAGGACCAGATGATTATGTAATATGGAATAAAGTTGAAGTATTAGATGCAGGTCAATTAGGAGGTCCACATTCGGGACTAATCTGTTTAACAGTAGAAGGAGAATTTTACAATCCTTACGTTAATTCGGCAATGACAGTATCATTAAGGTTAGAAAACTTTCCAATAGGATTAGATATATTTTCAACTCCTTATGGGTATTTATTAGACTAAGGTAAAGAATATAATTTAAGTATTAGTAAAACTGATATGATGGACAAAAAGGTTATAATTTCTGATACTAGAATACAGTACACTAGTGATCAGGAAAAGATAGTAATGGATGTAGTCTCCAAAGAACTTATGGAGTTCTATTCATCTATAGTAACTCAAGATAACGGTAGAATATTAGATGTAGGATTTGGCTTAGGCTATAGCGCTAATGCTATATACAGTAAGACACAGAACTATACCTGTATAGAATGTAACTACCAAATCTATTTAAAAGCTCTGAAGTGGGCTAAAGGTAAGGAAAATGTTAATATACTATATGGAGATTGGATTGATATAATTCCACACATAGCTGAAAAGTTTGATGGAATTTTTATGGATACGTACGATGATCCTAATTATGAAAAGTTCGAAGAGTATGCAAAATTAATTGCAGCTCCAAACTGTGTTCTTTCTGTGTTTAGTTACTTCCTTATAAGAGATGTAAAAGAGCTAAATTCTCATTATTTCACTATAAATTCAACACATAGAGAAAACTATCCTAAAAAGATAGAACAAGGTCACACAGTACATTGGTCTTATTTTAGAAAAGGTAATTTTGTTAAAAAAACACCATATGTCGCCATTTAACTTTCTTAACACATCCGTCAAAAGCTATTTACGTAAGAGCACGATAAGAGGTATAGGATTATTTGCATTAGTAGATATAAAAAAAGATGAAAATATATTCCCAGTATGGGAAGGAGATACAGACTGGTATTCATTATCAGTAATACAGTTTACCAAGCTACCCAAAGAAGTAGGGGCTTATATATTACGTTCATACGTTAATGATCTTTCCACTTCATATGCTCTAGTTAAATTTAGATTAGTTAAAGATACTAACTTTCTATTTAGTGAACCACTAGCATTGCTGAACACAGCCTTCGAACAAGGTAACGTAGATAGCGAAACAGGAATAGCACTAAAGAATATAAGAAAGAATCAGGAGTTAACAGGTAATTATACCCTAAGCTCACAAATTAAGATGATTTAAGTTGGAATCCTGCAAGAAATTCCTTATATTATAATAAAGACAATAAGTTATGAAATTAGACAATATATTTTATGTGCCTAAGGCAAAGATGACATACCGAATAGCAGAAACTGTAGTAGATGGTTTTCATATTAACCTAGGAGGGTATGTTTTCGAAAGAGTATCCAAAAGACCTCAAGGAAGAAGCGTAAAACACAATTTACTTAATAGTAATCAGACAGAACGTTGGGTAATATATAACTAAATGATAGTGACAAGTTACAAAGGTCTTTTGTTAGGAATGGCTTGTTTTTTAACTGGTCATATTATGGTCTGGTATCAACTTAATGGTCAGTTTTTATGGAAATCATTTAGGGAAAACGAATGGTTAGTAGCCTTAGCAGGATTTATTATATCATTCTTTTTTATATGGGGTACTAAGTTTACAGTAGATGCAATGGGAGGCCTGTTATGGCCAGCTAGATTTGTAGGATTTGCCCTAGGTATATCTCAATATGCTATTTTTGTTAATTATTATTTTAGTGAATCAATAACATTAAAGACATGGGTAAGTTTAGCTCTATGTTTTGTACTAATAACAATTCAAGCATTTTGGAAAACAAGTTAAGCTCAGTAGACAGTGTATGGACTTGTGGCTGCGGAGCATCAAACGGAGGTTATAGAATTGAATGTGGTAACTGTGGTCAGTCAAAAAATAAACCATGGGGTAACTATCGAATTCTTTTAGATGATAATAATTGTAAAGTTAAACAAATAACAGTCAATCCTCAGAAGAGATTATCCTCTCAGTACCATCAATATAGAGATGAACTATGGATGATAGTTAAAGGTGAAGCTAAGATAGAAATAAATAACAAAGAGATATGGAAATCCTATGGAGAAACTGTCAGTATTAAGAAAGAACAACAGCATAGAGTTACAAATCCAAGCTTTGATAACGAATTAATATTTATTGAAATACAAACAGGTAGTTCTTTCGATGAAGATGATATAACTAGAGTAGAAGACGACTATAACCGAAATTAAAATGAATACATTTGAAGAGTACCTAGATGAAAGAAGATTTGATGAAATTATTAATAAAATTATCGAATTAAAGTACGATAAAACTAAAGATAGTAAATTAGAGATTCAGAAACTTCAACAAGAACTTCAAGAAGTTGAGAATAGATTAAAAGAATGATAGACAAATTTTTCAATATTAATTTTGACAGAGTAAGAGCTAGTAAATACGTACTAGTAGAGTATGAATGTATGAAACATATTACATCTCTATTTGATAATGTACATATCGATATTAATCCAAAGAATAATAGAGAAACATACGTTTTAAGTAATAAAAACGAACCTAAGATAAATTACCAAATGCAATCTCAGGTTAGGAATACTCCTTTAAGTTCTGACTTAGTATATTTAAACTTTCCTATTAGTTTTTTTATAGAGAATATTAGAGGAACACCTCATGGTTATTTTAATTATGAAGCTATTAAAGAAGCTATTAAAGAATTAGATCAAGAAGAATGGACAAACCAAAAGCTATTTGATAAAATACAAGAATACAACAAGAAATACCCGGAAACTATCCAAGATACATTACCTAAAACTCATCCAGAGTATGAAAATGAGCAATTTAAAGTAAAAGCTTGGAACGATCAATTTTACCTTCAACAATACTGGTCTTTTAAAAAGTATGGACAGTTAGGAGCTCCACTAATAGACAGACCTTATAACTTCTTCTTAGGTTCTGCACATTCATTGTTTGCAGCACATTTAGCTAAGAAAGAACAAATGTCTATTTTTATACAAGTTCCTGAGGGTGGGAAAGGTCCAAAGACTGAATGGTGCTTTCAAATGCCTCCTGCTCTATTTGATAACAAGTTTACGTATAGGTTCTATATTAACTTAGAAAAAAAAGAGTTATGGGGTATACAAACTGATCCTATCCTACTAGAACAGAACCATATACAGAGATATCATAAGGATATCAACTTAACTAACTACACTAAATTATTATGAATTACGAAAAAATAATATCAGACCTAAATAAACAATGTATCGAAAGATGGACTGAATCTAATCTTGAACTATCCTATATAGTCGGTACAGATCAATACGACTACAGTGGTTTTTTAGAATATATTGAACTTTTCAAACCTAAATTTATTGTAGAATACGGTAGTGGTATTAGTACATACCTTATCGACAAATTAATTACTAAATTAGATTATGGAGCAGAATTTATTTCATTTGAGGACTGTGAGCACTGGTATAATAAACTTAAGGTAGGAGGAGTTGACATAAACAATAGAGTACACTTAGTTGATTTAGGCTTTGAAGAAGTTAACGGAAAGAAAGGGTGTAGGTACATTCATGATTATGACGGGTATGAAAAGACAGACTTTGTTTTATTAGACGGTCCTAACGTTAATAAATTAGGAGTAGATACAACTTTAAACTTATATGATATTGTAGAGAAGTTTAAAGTAAGACCAGCATACTGGATTGATGGCAGAAAACGCACAAAACAGTTTTACAGATCTTTATTAGAAACTAATGATAACTATGACGATCAGCTTTTTATAAGAGAAGACAAAGACAGGTGGGTGTGGAGAGTAAATAAAAATTTTAGACAATGATTAAGATAAATGTTAAAATCGGGGATACTGTTATGGTAGGTCGATTTAAAAATAAAAGAGTTAAAGTAAAATCAATCGATTATGATGAGTTCGGAATGCCAATAATTAACGGCAAACCAGGTTGTACTTTTAGATTAGTACCAAAACCTAGATAAAATGACAATAATTCAGTACTTTTCTCTTTATTTCCTACTTGGAATAATATGGTCAGGATGGATAGAATACTTTACAACCAAACATAAAATAGGAGGTCCTTGGAATAATTTTGAAAGATTATACCAACTCGTAATGTGGCCAACAGCTTTCATTACTTTTATAATAACTTGGATAAATGAAGTATTTAAAAATGAATGAATTAGGATTACTAACAGACATTATTAAAGAGACTCATAACCAATGGAGATTTATATTTGAATCACCACTATACGATGAGATTAAATACACACCAGGACAACTAATCACCCTTACAATTAGAGAACCAGGAGCAATGACTCAATTTACAAGAAGTTATTCTATAGCTTCATGGCCTGACGGTTCTAATACTTTTGAACTTATTATTACTAACTTAGAAGGAGGAAGGATGTGCGATTATCTTTTCAACAAAGCTAAGATAGGAGATGAAGTAGAGTATAGAGGACCGATGGGAGTATTTACTCTTCCGGAAAAGATAGATAGAGACATATACTTTGTATGTACTGGATCAGGTATTAGCCCTTTTAGGTCAATGATCAATTGGATAACTAAGAATAATATAAAGACTAAGAAGATTAAACTTATCTTTGGCACTAGAGTAAAAGAAGATACTTTATATTATGAAGAACTCAGACAATTAGAGAAAGACAATGCTAATTTTGAATACTTACCAGTATTATCTAGAGAAGAAGTAGATGGATACGATCATGGATATGTTCATGATGTCTACTTAAAACTCATAGAAGGAAGAGAAGATAAGCCTTTATTTTACCTATGTGGCTGGAATATAATGATAGAAGAAGCTAGATACTGGTTGGACACTAATGGGTATAAGATGAAAGAAGATATTAGAGTTGAGATATTTGGATAAAAAAAGAGGCCCATTAAGGCCTCTCTTTAGTTACTATTAAAAACACTACCCTTTGTTCTTAAGGATGTGGTAAAGCATGAATGCTCCAACTAAGCCTAATAGGCCTTCGTTACTTAATGATCCAAGGATATCCATAATATTAGCTACTACAGATACATCAGGCCAGAAAGGAATTGTTGCTCCTTTGAAAAGGACTTCTAAAACTACTCCAAGAGCAACAATAGAGATACCTATTTCAGTTAATGCATTGGCCCAAGAGCCAACCTTCTTAATAAAATCCATAAAATAAAATTTAAATGTTAGTTAAGTATAACTATCGATCGAGGTTAAGGGAAACTGTGTGATAGAATAGCGAGGTCTATCGGAGGTGTCGCTGTGTATTATAAATAGTTAGAAATAGTCTAAAAATAACATGGGAGATAGTTGCTTATGAACATTTTTCTTCTTATATTTAGGTATAATAGTTAATTAAAAAAAAGGTTATGAGCAATTCATTCAAGAAAATTAAATCTAAATTACAAACTCTTTTAGAACAAGGTCACGTTGACGAATACTTCGTAGAAGATATTTGGTCTCTATTACATCCACCTACTCCATCCGATAATATCATCGCCGGAGTAGACTTTTCGGATTCATTAAACGCTTTAGACTTATTATCAATAAAAAAAAGAGTATGAGGAATATAAATTTCAATACATGGATTAGAGATGAGGTTAAAGACATCTTAAAACAAAATATAGTTGACTGGTTAACTCCAGGTCAAATTGAGTTACTAATACTGGAAACTAAAGAATATTTTAGTGAATGCGATAGCCCTGAAGAAGTAGACATAGAAAATGTAGTTCATTTTATATTTGAATCTTCTAACACTCTCCAGTCTTCATTAAAATAATTAAAAATAACTAGGGGAATAGTTGCCTCCCTGCGTTATTCTTCGTATATTTAAGTATAATAGTTAATAAACAATAAAGGTTATGGATATAGTTATAAAAGAGTTATTTGAAGGGTATGCAAATGGGTTAATCACAGATAGAGAATGTGGTGACATGTTAGATCTAGTTACAAATACCTATACTGTCGTTGTAGACAATAAGGTTGAAATGGATTGGGAATCAGATATGGAGCACGAACATTACGATTTAGAAGCATCACAATACGATTACATTTAATATTAAAAAATAAAGGTTATGAAAAAATTACAGAGAACATCAACAAAATTTAAACAAGACATAATGATTGAGATAGCAGATTTATTACTGCTACATAAACTAAACGGCCAATCAATCGAACTAAAAGAAGAAGGAGACTTAGAAGCAATAGCTGACAGTATACTCTTTGATATAGAAGGAGAGAGTCCTGATTCGTACGACTTAGACGATCTTATTAAGTGGAACTTAGAACAATATGCCACTCATGCTTAGTTCCAACTCTCTTAAAAGTAACTAAGGGAACAGTTAGAGATACGCGTTAAAGTTCGTATATTGTAGTATATAAGATAATTAAAAACAAATAAAGGTTATGAAAAATTCAATGTTTGAAATGTTTAAAGAGAAAGAAGAATCTTTAACAAAAGAAATTAGTGAAGCAAGATCTACTAAAACACAATTAGAAAAAGAAAGAGATCTTAAAATTAATAGTACTGTAGTAAAATACTTCGGTGGCGTAGAAACTGACTTACCTAACTTTAGGTTTGAAGATTCAAGTGCTAACTATATTGAATTCAGCTGTGATGGCGAATCAGTTACTAGAGAAAAATACGACAAAGATCAAGATGAGTATATAGAAAAGACTTTCTTTATAAAAGAGAGATTAGGAACTATTGAATTAAAACAAAAATATGGTTCATTTAGTGACAGTGTTTCTCAAAATAAGTATGAATACTCAGCAGTTGGTTTAAGTTCTCATTCATCAAGTGATCATCTCTCTGACTTACAATTAGGAAGATACCAGATTCTAGGACAAGTAGCTATGGTAATTCAAGATTTTAGAGATGACATATTAGCAGAGATTAATCAGATCTACAATGAGTATACTGAACTAATTGCCACTCCATTTGAATTGATGCATGACCTAGATAGATCTCTTGATATTGTAAAAAAAGATAGAAAAGAACATAAACAACAATCCCTAATAAAAGATCTTAAAAAAGGATTAACAATTAATTCAGATACTAAAGCTGAAGTACAGGTAAGATTTGACTGGTTTGTTAAGTCTATTATAAAAGCAAAGATAACCAGAACATCCTACTCAGGTAAATCAGTTGACTTAGATGTAACCTGTGTACATAACATATGGGATGATAAACTACTGACTTTCGTTCCCGGTACTTTAGATCAACAATTAAAGAATGTTAGAGTTGAAAAACTATTTGAATCTTTCATTACTTATCCAGATATAACTTGGACTGTTGAGTAATACTTATAAGATACCAACATCAAACGTCGGCTTAGGAGGATTCATAACCACTCTTTCCGGCGTACGGTATCACGTTCCATCTTGGACAGTTGTGGAAGAGAGTACAACATTTGAAGACTTAATCATGGAAAAGAAACCATTTGAAGAGTTGTTTGAAGAGAAGAAAGAAGAGAGCTGGAAATTTATTTCAGAGAGATCTGGTGAAGAATATATCGTTAGGTATAATATTAGAGGAGAGCTAAGTTGTAGCTGTTGGGGTTATATCTCTCATAAGAATTGTAAACATATTAAATCAGTAATAAAAAAGAAGGAAGCATGAATTTAAATTTTGATGATAATAGTTTTTGGGAAGTATCTTTAAATTTCAAATGGCCTCACGAAGGTTTTATGATAGGATGGCACATCATCCCAGATAATAAAGAATATACATACACAACAGTACATTTAATGCTAGGCTTTGTGACTGTTATAATAGAGTTTGGTACGGCAGACTAACCTAGAAATAACTGTGGAAATAGTTGCTTATATGCCGGAAAGTTCGTATATTTAAGTATAAATATAAATAATAAAGGTTATGACAAATTACAAAAATTCAACCAGTACTGTTAAAGGCTATACAGATTCAAAAATAGCTTCAAGTGAAAAGAATGATTGTTTCGTAAGAGCTCTTGCAGCTGCTACAGATGTTCATTATGATACTGCTCATACTTACTCTAAAGAAGTATTTGGACGTATAAATAAGAAAGGAGTAATATTTAATTCTACTAAGTTAGATAGTATTGCAAAAAATGGTATGGAATTAGACGATAAGATGTTTGCTTTTCAAGTACTTAGTAATGAAAGAGTAACTAATAGATATAAACTTCACGGTGATATCATTAGACGTCAGAAGACTGTTAAATCTTTTATTAAAGATAACCCTAATGGTACATTCATCTTAGGAGTTAGCAAGCATGCATTTACTGTTAAGGATGGTGTGTTAATTGATAACATAGGTGAGGAGTTTAGACCTACTAGGAAAGTAACGAGTGCTTTTAAGATAAATAATATGTCTCAAAACCCTCCTGTAGAACAATTAAAATTATTTTAATATGAAAGATAATAGATATGTAGTTACGTTTGAAGCATACGTATATGCTCCTAATGATTATATGGCTCGTAGAAGAGCTCATAATGCTAACGATAAGATAAATGCTATAATTAATGTGCAAGATTCTGCAGTTAAAGAGATAGGATCTCAACCTTTTGCTAGTATGTCTTATAAAAAGTTAGAGGATATTAGTAAGCCGAGAGATAAATCGATAGATAAACCTTTACCGTTTTAATATGCAGCAACCATTTGAACCTAAATACTCAGAAGCAACTATAGGTAGAAGGCTTAGAAAGACTTATAATAAGATGAGTTATAATAGATTCTTCTGGTGGAGAAGTTATTGTTTAAAGAATCAACCTCTAGGGAGTACATCTTCTTTTAGAGATAGAATTATAAATGGAGACTTCGAGCAAGGACCTTATCTACTAGAAGTAGAGTTAGTTCATCATACGATGAATAAGAAATGGAGAGAGAATCATACTGTAATAGGAAACTTCGATCATGGTAAGTATCATAATGAGACGAGTATAGATAGAGCTCGTAAGAAGAAATTACTTGAAGACTTTACTAAAGATGAAGCCAGTAAGTTAGCAGATGTTAAGAGGTTATTCATCTATGAGTTTAGAATGACTAAAGAAGATTACGTAAAAGAAGTAGATAATACTTCAGCTAAAGACCTTATAGACTTCTACTATGAAATAGAAGATAAGTATGGTAAGAAAACTAGATTTTATAAATAAAATAAATAAATAATCAATAATGAAATTATATAACGTACCAAGGAATAGTAGAATTAAAGTAATAGTAGAGGATAAAGTACCACCAGGTGCACCTCAAATCACAGAAGGTGAAGAGTTAAATTTTAGAAGTGTAGATGGGATGTATAGTTACTGTACTAGAGATAGTGGTGAAGTAGTACATTTAGCAGCTTGGACTGACGTGGAAATAATAAATCAAAAATAATTTGGTAAATTCAAATAAGATATGAAAAAACAAAGACAGTACAGAAGCACACAAGGGAGATCACCAGAGCAATTAGAGAGTAACTATAAAATAGCCTTTTGGTCTATTATAGGGTTGGTTATATGTGTAATCGCTTTAATCATTGAATCAAATATATGATACAACCAAACCTTCCAGTAGTAGTAGTATACAAACTATCTGCTAGAGCCAATGCTAAGAAGCAAATGAAAGTATTTAAAGGAACTCATATAGATAAGGTTAATAATGAGAGAACAAATCATATTCCTAGAGGAGTAGAGATTTTAGAGATGGGAATGGGAGCTGTATTTATAAAGAAGTGGAAAAAGAAACATAAGATATATTCAATTACTAAATAATGAAAGAACTAGAGATTTATACCAAAGCATTAAAAGTGGTGGAGAGTTGTACTAATTACGACCATATACTTTCAGCCATTAAATTCGTTGATCAATTAGAAAACCAATTCAGTGATGATATGTATATTATAGAACTACGAGGCTTAATAAAAAGCCGAGGTAACTTATTAGTTGTAAAATGAGGTTAATTAATTACAGAGACATACTATACAGTTTCTACTTACCACTCAAGGACCTAAACAGAGGAGAAACCAGACAACAATTCATCAAAGATAACATCCCAGTCAACACTGTTGGAGTAGAGGTTGGAGTTGCCGGAGGTAAACATGCATCATACTTATATGAGTTTGCTAAACCAAAACATCTTACTTTGATTGACCATTGGGACTCTCAAGACTTGAAGTACTACTACTTTGGTACTAAGGAGAAGACTACAACACAATATGAAAAAGTATTAGAATGGTCTGCTGGTAAAAATATAACTGTTACTAAAGCTGACTCAGTCCAAGGATCTACAACGTTAGACGATGAGAGTAAGGATTGGATATATATAGATGGAGACCATACCTATGAAGGTGTAATGAGAGATCTAAAAGCATACTGGCCTAAACTTAAGAAGGGTGGTATAATAATGGGAGATGACTTATCTATATTTGATCAAAAAAAGAAGTTTGGAGTTGATAAAGCTCTCATGGAATTCTTTCCAGATGATACACCCCTATATTTAGAAGTACAGAATATAGACCATAGTAGGAGAGATGATAACGGTAAGCCGTGGATATTCTATTCATTTAAGATTGTAAAGGAATGACACAAAATGAACTATATCAATTAGGCTTCGAGAAGATAGAGTATAATCAAGAGCAATTAGATAATGAGGGGTTCTTTGAAGACACTCCTTATTTCTTCTTTGCTCATACGTTAGATGAAGTAGTAATAGAGAATAGATATCAAGAGCAAGTAGATAAAGAAGCATTAGAGCTTGTAACTTGTCCTAGCGATGCATTTGATTTACCGGATGTAGATGGAGCTGGGTGGTATGTGGAGTTTTCCGATTATACTAATATAAGATTCTATAAGCAGAGTGAAGTTAAGATATTATTAGACTTATTTAATAGAAACAAAAAACTAAGTGACCAAGGATGATAAGCTACCAACATAATATGTTTAGTGATAAAGAGTGTAAAGAGATTTTAAACCTATGGGATGAGAAACAATCGATAAGCAATCAACACCATAGCGATAGAGCAGTAGCCATGAGATGGATGGAACTAACTGACTCAGACATAAAAACAATACACAATGGAGGTTTTAATAATAAAGAGTTTAGTAAGATAAGACTTCAATACAATCATGAATCTTTAGGGCAGGTAGATACTTACCACGGCCATAGAAACATATATAACTACATAATATACCTCAATGATGATTACCTAGGAGGAGAGATAGAGTTCGAGAATGGACTAACCATAAAGCCGACTAGAGGAGGACTTCTATACTTTGATAATAATGAGCATCATAGAATTAGACCATGTGTAGGGTATAGATGGGCATTTACCGCATTAGGAGATAGACCAGCCGAGATACAATATCCTAGTAGAGCAAGAAAGCTAATATAAAGAAATATGAGTAATAAACAGATAAAAAAGACTATTAAACAAGAGTATAGGGAAGCAACCCCTGGAGAAGTTAATAGTGCTATAAGAGATAATTTTATATTTGGGTTCACTGGAGCTGTTATTGTCCCGTTTATAGCGATGAGGATAGATATTGCAGTACTAATATGTTACTTATTCCATTTCTTCTTTATTAGTAGGGTAATTAATCGACCTAAGTATGTTACATCGTTGGCTAAGTTTATTCTATTTCCAATACCGACAGCAATAGGAGCATTTATTGGTTATAAATTAGCATATCTAATATCACAGTATTTAATATAAAACAAAATTATGAAAAAGTTAGAAGATAAGATTGTAACTGCTTTAAAAACAATATACGATCCTGAAATACCCGTAGACATATACGAATTAGGATTAATATATGATGTTGATGTAAATGAGCATAATGATGCATTAGTAATAATGACACTAACTTCTCCAAACTGTCCTGTAGCGGAATCTTTACCAAAAGATGTTGAAGATAGAGTAAAATCAGTCAATGGGATTAACAATTGTAAAATAGACCTCACGTTTGAACCACCATGGACTAGAGATATGATGAGTGAAGAAGCAAAATTAGAATTAGGATTTTTGTAAATACTTTGCATAATGAAACATTTACTCATAGTACTATTAATACTAGTTACTCAAACGGTACTACCACAATCGGTAGGATACGAAATGAGAACAAATAATAGGTCATACATCGCTGTGACTTTAAAAGGATTTGAACTTAGACATAGAAGTGATGACTCAGAAAATAGATTCACCTATAGACATAACCTGTGGAAAGACTCTTCTAAACTCTACCTAAGTGTACCTTTACATTATAAGATAGAAAAGAACGAACCTACATTAGAACCAAGGTTAGTATATACGTTTCCTAAATTCAAATTATGGATACAAAAAGAATTTTGGTATAATTCAAATAAGAATGGTGCCATTGCAATTGATTATCCATATAAAGAGTACACGTATCGAGTGGGGTGGGATACTTCAAACACTTTTAGATTTCGATTAAAATACAAATTATGACAATGAACAGAGAAGAGGTGGGAGGGATAAAGCGTATTGATAGATGATAATACAAAGGCAGTTACAATTAGATGATAATGAAATATTAAATCTAATAGAGAGAGGTGGCGAGTGGAAGAATAGTAGGGTAGTTAATACCAACTATAATGATAAAAGAAAGTCTCAAGATATAACAATACCATTAACAAATGATTCTTTTCTTCTTGATAAACTTAAACCATTAGGAATAAAGAGCCTTCCTTCTTTTTGTAAAGTAATAAGATATCGTGAAGGTGATAAGTTTGATAAGCATAAAGACACCGGAGAGCAATATCAAGAGAGATTCAAAACGTTAGTAATACAACTAAGTACTCCAGAAGAATACACAGGAGGTCAATTAAGAGTATATTATAATGATACGTCTATAGAGGCAAATAAAAGTAAATATAATTGTATAATGTTTCCTTCTAATCTAATGCATGAGGCTAGAGCGATAGAGAGTGGAGAAAGAATATGTCTTATAATGTGGTTGACAAAAGATATGATGGGGGTGAGCAGGACGATAATATGATGAGGGAGGGGGGCGTTTCCTCTCGCACGAAGTGCCCACGCGCAATATTGATGAATAGTCCACTCTAACACAACAAAACCTACTAGAATATAGGCCAATATAATCAATCTCTTCTATAAATAAGAACGTATCTAACGAATGGATGACTGAGGCTAATAGTGGATATAAGACACTAGTAGTTAGTGCAGCAGCTACTATTTAAACCTATGGAGAGAGGGTCTTAACCATGTGTATTACCATAGCGTATATGTAGTAAGATATAAGTATATATTGATATAGAGATATACACATATAAATATAGAGAGATATATAGGTTGTATATAAGATACACGGTAGAGCGTAGGGTAGAAAGATAGGTAGATACAGGCCTGCATGCCCCTCTGTTCATTTTTTTCTATATAGCAAACCTTAAAATGTGATATCCGTATCCGGTTATATAGGCACCGTATAAAAGAATGTAAGGAATATAGGGGATCCTTCCGGATAATGTAATAAGGTTAAAATAACTATAAGAATAGTTGGTAACGATGAATGGACCTAACCAAGGATAAAGGTAAGGATACCGGAATAAGAGGGGGTAAAGGGGAGATACTTGGTGGATTAGTTGGATATATGCGTAATATTTCGTATCTTAAGGTATAAGACAATGAGATAATAGAGGTTATTACTCAGACTAAATGAAATACCTATGGATAAAGATAAAATATACCAAGATCTAATGCCAATCCTTCTAAATCTAGAGGGTATACATGAAGATAGACCGTCCTCACGCCTAAAAGACGCCATAGAGCGGTTAGATCTAGTGATTCATAGAGTAGAACACGTGGAAGGATGGTATAATAGCTAGTATATGAATAAGAAACGTGATAAACTAACCAAAGTACTCAGTAAACTAGGAGGCTTTAAGAGGTATAGTGGTGCAATAGACTTAATAGTAGGGGTGACCTTCATAGGCTTTACTATCTTCTGCTTCTATGTAATGATATGGATTGTGTGTCCATGTTGAGGTCCAGCTGATGGACTCCTGACCTACACCTGATGTACACTTGCCTGTAGCTTTAGATCATCTTGCTATAACACTGCCAGTAGAGTTCCCTTACCGGTACGTAGTCGGCTGGGCTGGCCCATACCTAGTAATATCTCTCTGATCAAATTTAGAGTATATAGTAATATATATTTATATATTGTTGAACATGGTTATAAGTAGGTATATAAGACCTCCTATCATCATTCCTCTTATTATTCTCTCTATAAGTTTATTGTTCATCCTTTGGATTTATTAGTTTAAGTACTTGTTTAATGCCGATGGCGTATATAATCATAATTATTACTGCCTCCATGGTGGTAGACGGGTAGAAGATGTTATACATCATCCACAACCGCAATCGCTGTCATTACATCCATCTTTAGACTTATTAAATACATACTTCTTTAGTATAAATACTATAGATACAATAAGACATACTATAACTAGTGTTGGTTGCATACAGTGTTAATTACCCATGTTATGTACCATCCAATACACAAGTATGATTAACATCACACCGGCTATTAACATGATCCAATAGTCTTCTTTATCTTTCATTTATCTTTTGTTTTATGATGGAAGAAAGGAGAACCTGTGGATAATAAGCTTTTATTGTCTAGTGCTTTTTCTATCCTCTGCGTATTTTTCTCAAGTAAGTCCTTCTCTGAGGTAGGTTTCATACTTCTTATTGTATTGTATTGTTTATTATTCATCTATCTATGTTTCTTATTATAGTACTGGGTACTCTATGGTGAATACTCAAAATAACTTTTTACACATAATACAGTAAATACGTAATAAAAAAATTCTGCAGAATCTCTCTATATAGCACTTATTGGCCATAGAACAGTTACCAGCCTTATATAATATAATATACGAAGATTTAAGGAGAATTCCAACTATTTATAGGTATATATTAGTGATTAATGAGAGAGATAGATAAGAACATATTAGATATATTCGATAAAAACGATGAAGAGATCTATAAAGAACACTCCGTAGAGTTAGATGATAGAGAGGTGAGCTTTGTATTAGGTGATTTTGTTAGGTATTTTGAGAACTATTCTATTCTTAATCAAATTCAAACACAACAATACCCGGCTCAGTACTCCAAAGTTAAGCATAAAGTAAAACATAAATACTTCATAAAGCTTGTAAACAATCTAAAGAGAATAGATTTAAATAAAACGCCCAGTATAGAGAAACAAGCCAAACAGCACAATTATCGTAAGGTCCTACACATGCTAGACACCCTTAGAATATACTTCGAAGAGAGAGAGGGGTATGAATACTGTGCTATTGTTAAATCATACATAGATGCCTGTTACTTACCGCCGATCGGTCAACCGCCACACACCCTAGAGGCTGGTATGGATATACAAGCTCTCTTTGATTCTATTTAAGTGTACGGTGGTGTTGGGTGTATTCTATCTTATTATGAACAGACTATTGACTTGGATGGATAGGTAGTATTTTTCGTGGCAACATTTGCGCGCTTTTGCGCGGCGAGCTACGCTGTTTATACCCGCTTAACTTTCCCACCCACTATTTATATACACACATAAAAACGTTATGACAGAAGAGATAAAAGTTATATGCGCCGTTGGATGTTCTTTCTTTAAGGGTGCTGTCGAGGGGGAGAATCCATTCCGTACACGTTTTCTGTCTGAATATGCTTCTTACTACAGTCGTGCTGAAACAACAGGGTGGTTGGGGGATAAAGATTGGGTGGATACAAGGTTGGAGGATAAAGGTTGGGTGGATACAAAGTTGGAGGATAAAGATTGGCTGGATAACAATACATTCAAACATATAAACTGGAGGGAAAAGTCTTTTATTAACCTATTAGCAGCTAAATTTGGAGCTAAACCAGTTAACCTTTCTGCTTCTGGAGCTGGTAATGATTATATATTCAGAACTGCATATAACTGGATAAAGTCTTCTGGTGATTTATATAGTGGTAAAAAGGCTGCAGTCATAGTGGGCCTGTCTGAACTGATGCGTACAGAGCGTTACGATGAGGAGGGTGGTATATGGTATCATTTTTCATATTCTGATTTAGTTTATAACGGGACGACTAATGATAATGTTGAGTTTTTTAGAAAATCTACTTTTCCATACCTAAGTAAGGAGGAGTGGGAGACTTATTGGGATATATCAGCTAAACACTTTTCTAATATAAGCATTCTAAAGGATGAGGTAAAGATGAAGATGGATCTTATTAGTTCTTACTGTAGGGTAAACAATATCAAATGTATTTTTATTAATAACCTCTGTGATGTAATAGCATACAATAGAGCTATTTCATCGAACTTAACTAACCTGTTCGGAGGAGGAGTTAAATACGGGGGAGATTTAATTCACTCAGATATGTACATATTCCCTAATGGATCTTCTTCTTGGAGACAGTGGCTTACGGAGAAAGATAGTTCATATAGAGGGGAACATCCTAACTCATACGATCACAAGGGGTTGGCTGAGCTCTTGTATCATCATATTATACAGTGATATATTTAAAAAATAACCACTAAATTAGTTGCCTACCCGAGTTATTTTTCGTATATTTAAGTATAAATAATTAGTAAAAATAAAGGTTATGAAAACATTCAAAGATATAAACTGGAAAGCTCATTCTTTAAAAGGGGCGGTTCAAGGGCTACTAATGCTTGATAGCGGTATAGAGTTATCTGTTGTAGCAGGACCTGGGCTGTATAGCCTTCCTAGAGAAGCTGGAAAGAGTCCTGATGATTTTGTTAAATTCGAAGTAGCTGCGATAGATGATGACGGGGAGTTTGTGGGTGATCCGAAAGGATGGCAGACTAGAGGGGACATTGATAAACTAATCACATTGTTTAATTAAAAAAAATAAAAGTTATGAATTACAGAGAGACTAAGGCGGCAAGTAAAGAGATTAAATTAGCTATCCAATCTATGGTGGACGGTGATAAGATGTCGGTTACTTACCCTGTAGCTCGTGTTAATGTGGGGTGGATTGATAAAGAGTTCATTATTAAAGCATGGGACTGTGGTGTGAGTGATAGTAGTATGAGTTACTCCATATATGACGATTCTAATTTTCGAGGGATGAACTTTAATGTTAAGCCCACTACTTTAAGAGCTTATACTTTCGATATGATGAATCAGAGAACTAGTTTCAATTTTGATCTAACTAAGATGAAGTTAACTAAACAGGTTATATAATGGCTGAAAAGACTGGTGGATTAGAGAAATTATACTATGACTTCCCTACTGAGGCAGTATTAGAGGTATCTATTAACGGCGTCTGGTATAGAACTACGTCTAAGGATTTTAGATCTTTCGATGGACCTAGGAGATATACTAAACCTATTCAGCAACCACCTCAGGGAATGCCTAAGCTTAAAGACTTAGAGTTTGAAACTATTGAACATACTAACGGAAAATTATTTATGTTTGCCTCTAATAAAGAAGTTTTTGCTGTTAATGATGAGAAGATTGTTAATTCTCCTTATTATGAACAGACTAACGCTATTTCAGCATCTAGAACTTAATATACTATGAAATATATAATAACACTATTGCTTATTTTTAATTTACTTGCCTGCTCTCCTGTAGATGAAATAGATTTTTTATTTACAGACCCTGATGCAGAGATGATATTCCCTGTTGATGTAGATGAAAATGGCTACTATCATGTACCTTTAGATTGGAGTGGAGAATTCTACCCTTATTTCTCAGTAAATGTAGTGGCAGATAAGGTATTAGGGGGCATAACAAGTGCAAGGTTCGATACAGATACGTATTGGGTACTTGGAGACTCAATAGCTTTCACCATTCCTCTTTACTCCCCCTATAACGGGTTGGAAAACTACCAAGGTACACCTATTCCAGTTAGGGATACAATAGTATATTTGAGTCAGTTCGAAGGAACCATTCTCCCTATAGTGCAGAACAATACTAGAATATACTTCTCCGATCACGCCGGAGTAAGTACCTCTAAGAGAACAGTGGGGCCATTTCCGCCAGAGTTAGTTGGTGACACTATATCATTGTATATGAAGGTGTTATGGGAATATGGTAATACTAGTTTAGAAAAAGATCACTATATAGAAAAATTTATTGTGGAATAGTTGCCATTCTGCAAAATTTTCACTAACTTCTATAATGTATTAAGATTTATATAATAAAAAGAATATAATAGTTAATTATAAATAATATATTTTAATATAAAAAAATAATAAGAAGATTAGTTAACTAAGGAAGGATAGTCTTACATTTTAGTTAACTTACTTATATACTTATAGATAAGTTGTTTAATTGAATAATAATTCGTACCTTATATAATATGGCATTGAAAGCAGAGGAAATACAGAAAAATTGGGATCTACATTTAAAGATAGTAGACAAGTACATCGGAGATCGAAAGAATGATATTAACATCATGCTTGAGGATCTTGCCGATACCTATGTAATGGCCCCAGCTAGTGGTAAGACTTGGTTCCACAACGCCTTCCCAGGCGGTTATGTCGACCATGTTAACAGAGTAATACAGTATGCAGTTAAACAATCCAGGTTGTATGAAGAGATGGGAGGTACTATTGACTTCACAATGGAAGAATTAGTATTCTCAGGCCTGTTTCACGACCTAGGTAAGATAGGAACAAAAGATTTAGCAAGCTATATACCCCAGACCGACAAATGGAGACAGGATAAACTAAACGAAATGTATACACCCAACGGGGATTTAACATTTATGCTAGTACCGGACAGATCTCTATTTACCTTACAGCAATATGGTATTAAAACCTCAGAAAAAGAGTACCTAGCCATCAAATGCCACGATGGACTGTTCGCAGAAGGTAATAAACCATACTTCTTTAGCAATAACCCTAACTCTAGGATGAAAACATCAATAGTAAACATACTACATGCTGCAGATTTCCTAGCTTCTAAGGTAGAGTACGATAAATGGCTAGTATCCAAGGGAAGTACAGTTGCTAAGGTGCAAAAAACAAGTAGCTCCACAGGAAAGAAGGTTAATTCTTCAAAAGGACTATTAAACACAATAAAAAAATTATAATATGGTGGATCCTATAGTAATATACGTTGCCCTAGGTGCTGTTATAGCAATTTTAAGCTATGCAGTGAGAAATCTGTTGATAAGAGTGGAGAAATATGAAGATGCCGTTGAAGAACAGGTTAATTTCATCAATAATCTATCAGATACCATAAAACAATCACAAGCCCACTTAAAAGAACTCGATTCCAAGGGAGTATTCCAATCGGATGATGAGACAGGTTACTTTTTTAATCAATTAAAAATAGTACAAGAGGAATTGGATAAATTCCACGTACCTGAATCATATGGGCAGAGCAAAAAGCAAAGCTAATTACTTCACCAAAGAAACTGAAGAGTATATAGTAAGATATAACGAGTCTACAGACCACGTCTACAGAGCTCAGATATTTACAGACCACATTTACCACCCCTTTTACAAGCTAGCAGAGAATATTATACATACTTTCAAGTTTTATTACACCGACGTACCGGATATAGAGGATTTAAAGCATGAAATAGTAACTGTTCTACTAGAAGAGAAGATTATGAAGTTTGATCCTACATATGGAGCAAAAGCCTTCTCATATTTTGGCACAATTGTTAAGAGATGGTTAATAAACTACAACAATAAGAACTATAAGAAGCTCCTCCAGCACGGAAACTTCGATAATTTAGAGGAAAACATAGACGATACGGATAGATTGTACGGAAAAACAGCAGATCCATACCATGATTCAGCATTAACACTAGGTCAGCTTATAGATCTCTTCGTAGAGAAGACGTATGACAGGATAGAAACACTGTTTTCTAAGGAATCCGAACTAAAAGTAGCTGATGCTGTACTAACTATCTTTAAAACACGTAATGATATTGGTATATTTAAAAAAAAAGCCCTGTATATATACATAAGAGAGATGACAGATTGTGAAACTCCCCACTTAACTAGGGTGATATCCAAGTTAAAAATTGAGTTTTACGAGCTATATCAGAAATATGAAGAAGAAGGTCTAATAATACATGATAGAAATTACGTTAAATAGTCTATTTATAATAAAAATACCATGGCCTTAGATAAAACCATATTTAAAGACAAGACTTTATCCGACTTATTTGAAGAGATACACAATAACTCCACCACAACTCGATCGCAGGTAGGCTCTCTTATAGGAGAACTAAAACCCCTAATTGAGAATATAGGAGACGCTACCTTAGTAGTACCTATGATAAAAGAGTATATGGAGATAGGAGTAAAGAATGATGAAGCACTCATCAAAATGGCAGCTATTATACAAAGAATAGAATCAGCTGCTATCAAAGGTGACGGAACCGACTTCTTTGACCCTTCTGAACTAGCTGCTTTACTAGAATCAACTGAAGAACTAGAGGTAGAAGATAAATCAGAAACTGAAGAAAAAAATGGCGAATCAATTTAACCCCTTTTATCCTACCTCTCCTGATAAGGTTCGTATACACTCAACCCCTGGCTTAGTAGCCGCGAGAGTAGTAGATGTAATACTTTCTGAAAGACATCCTAACTTTACTAGTTATAATGACATAGGAGCAATTAGGTATAGAGTTATAGGAGACTCTTCTAGACAGCAAAGAGTAGATAAATTAGGAATGGCATACCCTATTAGTAGGAACTTTATGACTTACCCCCTATTAGAAGAAGTGGTATACCTTCAAATAGGTCCACTATCACAAGAGAACTCAAATACATCAAGTACAAAGAAAGTATACTATAACCCACCATTGGGTATATGGAACCACCCTCACTGGAATCCGCACCCTGATTCCAAGATTAATGAGTACCCTAAAGCAGAAAAGAATGATAACTTTATCGACTCAGGTGTAACAGCCCCACTACTACCCTTCCCCGGCGACACTATAATAGAGAGTAGGTTTGGTTCTTCTATAAGGTTTACAGGAGCTAAATCAATTGATAGCCCCTATTTAGTAGAAAGAAAAAGCGGAGATCTTATAGAGGAAACTAATAATATGAAAGCTTTAACCATAATTAGAAATGGTCAAAGGGTAACCAATGATGGATATACTAACATATTAGAAGATATAAATGAAGATGCAACGTCTATTTACTTAACAGAAGCTCACCCAATACCAATAACAGGTTCTTTAGAGACTGATGCAGGTGATAAAGTTAGCTTTATTGGAGCTACTTTTATAGATAGTGATCAAGAAGACCCAGATGGTAAATTAATAGTACCACCAGAAGAACTAAATATTTACTCTGGCTCCCAAGCAATAATTAATTCAAATAGAATAGTACTTAACGCTAAACAAGACTCCGTACTAATATCAGCAACCAAAGCAATAGGTTTATCTGCTAATTCAATTAACTTAGATGGAAGAGGAAAAGACAGTAGACTGGTACTTAACGCTAAAAAGATCTATATTGGACTAAATGCATTAAGATTAAGAAACGCAGGTAAAGGTCTATCAACATCAAAAATAAATGAACCAGCAGTACTAGGGAGAACAATGGTAACCTTACAGAAAGATTTAATATCAGCCCTATATAGTTTAGTAGACTCTATGTCACAACCTCACCTACCATCATCTTGGATCCCAAAACAGATATCAACAGCTAACTCAATTAAAGCAGAATTAGATAGGCTACAAAATGATCAAGAAACAGCCTTATCAGATAATATATTTTTAGAACCTAACTTAAGAAATAGAAGAGTCTAATGAGCAACCAGGGAAATCAAGAAGAAATCGTTACCGTAACCGGCACTGAATCAAATGATGCAGGGCTTCAAGATACTAACATTAAAGAGAAGTTGGGTAAAATGATTGGTATTAATAAAGGTAACATTAAAGCTAAATTTAAACAAGCACAGAAGGTACTATTAAGTAAGATGAAAGCTATTATACTACAGGTAGCTACTGGAGCAATTACAGAAAAGGTATCTTCATCCATGTGTGAAAGAATGGACTCAATAAATTCTCTACGGGACAGGTTAAATAGTTTCGCATCTAAAATTGCCGGTGTGATAAGTAAGCTATTATCTACTATGAATAGGTTATTAGGACCAGTTGCTGCACTACTAAGAATTGTACAAGTAATACTCACATTACCAATTCCAACTGCAGTACCACCGGGTATAGGTATTCCTTTATCAGTAGCTACATCTATAGATAATATAAGACAAAAGATATTAAAGATAGTAGCGATGATTTCACAGATAGTAAATTCTATCAAAACCTTAACACAGACCCTAGAGCAAGCACTAGGCCCAGCAAGGTCAATTTTAGATAAGATAAACGAAGTAGTCGAATTTGCAGGAGCATACTGTGAACTACTTGCCGGATTACCTGATGAAGACCCATCTCCTGAATTTTTAGAATCATTAGATGAAGCAGAACAAGCACTATCAGATGCTTTAGGGTTAATACAGGCAGAATTAGATGGTTTGGACTCTGAAGGATTTGATGACATAATGATAGATCTAGTAGATATCTTTACAGAAATGGAAGCTTCAGACCTTATACCAGAAGGAATCAAGAGTAGGTTAAGAAGAAGAATGCTATTAGGAGACTTTAACGATAATAATAACCCAGGTGTAGGAAGTAGTGGTGGAGGAGTAATTGGAACTGATCAATTTGGAAACGAAATTGGAGGAGGTGGAAGTGGTGACGGAACAGGAGTAGGCAGCGGCGGCGGAGTAGGTACCGGCGGCGGAGTAAATGGAGGTGGTTTCGGAACAGGACCAGATGGACAACCACTAGGAGGTGAAGGCAACACAGGTACAGCAGGACTACCACCTAACTCAGAATTATTTACAGCAGTAGATGGAAACGTCTATTTATTAAAGGTAGAGGACGATCCAACCTCACCTCTTATAGCTAGAAGAAGAAGCGGCGCAGCAGCACAATGGAATAACGGAGATATAGGCGCTGTAGTATTAAAATCTCCACTAACATTTACAACAAGCAGTAGGGTAATATTGGATGATATTAAAATAAGATTGAATACACAATTAGCATTACTGTAATAAAGGATATTTATAATTATGAAACTAGATAGTTTAAGAAGAATAATCAGAGAAGAAGTCAGATCCGCAATAAAAGCAGAATTGACAGACATTTTAGCTGAAGCTGTCAAAGTAGCAAGTACCCCAACTACTATGACTGCAGCACCAGAAGCCGGCAAGACAAGCTGGTCAGCTCCAAAAAGAGAACAAGCATCAAGTATTGCCGAGAAGATAGAAACTAAAAACCTAACTCCTATAACAGAGATGCTTAATGAGACAATGAATAATATGACCGGAGAAGATCATAATAACATTATGGGCGGGGGAAGTGCAGTTACAGGAGGTCAACCTTCAATGGCAAACTCAGTAGCTAGACAGATGACAGGACCAGAACCAGGAATAGATATATCACAACTAGATTTTTTAAAGAAATCAAAGGCTATTTTTGAAGCCTCTAATAAACCAAAAGGACAACTAACATAATATGGCATTTGAAGTAAAAAGAATTAATCCATTAGATAGACAGCCTCGCAAGGCAGTAGGCGTCTCTTTGCCCTTTACCGGCCAAGCAGTATTTAATTCTACATATACTACAAAAGATGCAATTAAGAATAATATAATTAACTTCTTCTTAACCAGCAAGGGTGAAAGATTTTTTAATCCTAACTTTGGAACAGGTTTAAGAAGGTTGTTATTTGATAACCTAACAGAAGAGAAAATAGCACAAATAGACTCAGAAGTAAGATCATCTTTACAACTATATTTTCCTGCAGTAATACCAACAAGGATAGTAACATCTGCTAACCCTGATAATAATGCAGTAAATTTTTCTATGGCATACCAGATAAGCGAAACAGGTATAGAAGACTTTCTGAATATAAATTTTGAACAATAATGGCTGAACAAAAAGACATAAAATACGTTAATAGGAATTTCGCTGATTTTAAAAATCAATTAGTAGAGTTTGCAAAAAACTATTTTCCTGATTCATACAACGACTTCTCACCGACATCACCTGGTATGATGTTTATAGAAATGGCTTCATATGTAGGAGATGTATTATCTTTTTATCAAGATATACAGTTACAAGAGACATTTGTACAACATGCTAAGAACCCAGAAAATTTATACTCCTTAGCTTATATGTTAGGATATAGACCTAAAGTGACTACAGTATCAGAAGTAGAAATAGAAATATCCCAACAAGTAGCATCACTAGGATCGACATATAATTACCAACCGAACTATAACCAAGCTATATTAGTTAACGAAGACGCTCAACTTACAGCCCAGACATCAGGAGTTCCACAGTTTATTATAGACAGACAAGTAGATTTTTCTTATTCAAGCTCATATGATCCAACAGACGTAACAGTTCACTCAATTGAATCAGGTCATCCAGCTCAATATACACTAAAGAAAAAAGCTAAAGCATTCTCAGGAGAAGTATTTACTACTACAATTCCAATAGGAAATGCAGAAAAGTTCCAAACAGTAGCAATTGAAGATACTGACATAGTTGGTATAATTTCTGTTACAGATGGAGATGGATACAGTTGGACAGAAGTACCTTACTTAGGTCAAGAAACAGTATTTGATGATGAAGCTAACACAGATTCAGATAGCGATAGAGTATCTCATAAGATGGTACTTAAAAAAGTTCCAAGAAGATATGTAACAAGATTCAATGCAAATGGAGATCTAAACTTACAGTTTGGATCAGGCGTAAGCCCTTCAGAAGATAACATAATTACTCCAAACCCTGCTAACGTAGGTGTAGGTAATGCAGAAGGAATAAGTAGATTAGATCATTCATATGATCCATCAAACTTCTTATTTACTAGAACGTATGGTTTAGCTCCATCTAATACTACCCTTACTATAAAGTATATTAGAGGAGGAGGCATAGTATCTAATGTACCAGCAAATACAATCACAGGAACCACTGCAGTAACTACAAGTGCTACAGATGATACCTATTTAAATACTTTAGCATTCACTAACCCACTTCCAGAACAGGAGGTAAGGATGGAGATTCCACAGAAGAGATAAGACAGAATACTATGAGAGCATTTGGTGAACAGGGTAGAGCTGTAACATTACAAGATTATAGTGTGAGAGCTAATTCATTACCATCAAGATTCGGATCAGTGGCTAAGACATATATTACACAAGACGAAGCTACACAAGGAGAAGCTGCTGAATCTTTAGTTAATAATAATCCATTTGCTTTATCGTTGTATGTATTAGCTTACGATAATAACGGTAAGGTAACAACAGCTACTCCTAACTTAAAACAAAACCTTAAGAAATACTTATCAGAGTATATGCTACTTACAGACTCAGTTAATATAAAAGACGCATTTATAGTTAATATTGGATTTAACTTTGAAATATTAGCTTTACCTAACCATACTGGAAGAGAAGTACTTCTAAACTGTACTAATGTAGTTAAATCCTACTTTGCAATAAGTAATCGAAACATAAATCAACCTATTAATATTTCAAAAATAACAACACTGTTAGATAAAGTAAAAGGAGTACAAACAGTACAGAAAATAGAGATAGTTAATAAGGTTGGAGCAACATATTCTAAGTTTGAATACGATGTTAACGCAGCAAAAAGAAACAACGTAATATATCCTTCATATGATCCTTGTATATTTGAAATAAAGTATCCAAATTCAGACATAAAAGGTAGAATAACAACAGTATAAGATGGCAATATTTAGACTATACCCAGAAAAAGACACCTTCATCAGCTCAGAGAGATCTGGTTCAAATGCTGGTAGAGATGAAATAGCAGAAATAGGCGGTTTTCCTGTAGCCAATGAAGGAAAAGCATCTAGAATTTTAACTAAATATGATTTATCTGAAATACAAAATACTCTTAATAGTAGAGTAACAGGTGGATTTTCTGCTAGCTTAAACTACTTTTTAGCAGATGCTACTGAGTTAAAGGATGATATAAGCATAGAATCTTTTCCATTAGCAGTTACATGGGATAATGGACTTGGTAAATATTACGATGAACCATCGGATAACACAGGAGCTACCTGGAAAAACAGATCAACAGGCGCAACAAACGCATGGACTGTTTCATCTTTCTTAAGCTACACCACAGGTTCTTTCTCAGGAAGCAACACAGGAGAAGCTGCAGGTGGAGGAAACTGGTATACCGGCTCACTAGGCCTAGACCTACAAACAAGCCAGTCATACCCCCTATATAGTGACTTAGACCTATCAATAGATGTTACTAATGCTGTAACATTAATACATTCTGAATCTATAGTTAATAACGGCTTTATCGTTAAATTAAGCGATGAATATGAGTTTGAAACTACTAGTTCTACTAAACTTAGATACTACAGTAGAGACACTAATACCATATATAGCCCCTATCTAGAAATAGCTTGGGATGATTCATCCTTTATAACCGGTTCACTAAGTGTACTAAGTACTGATGTAGCTACCGTAGGTGTAAGAAACAACAAAGGTACTTATAAAAACAACAACAAACAGAGATTTAGAATAGCAGCAAAACCGAAATACCCGACAAGGAGTTTTACCACTGGATCTATTTATAATACGAACCTAGCTTTACCGGAAAATTCACTATGGGGAATCAAAGATGATTTTACAGATGAAATGGTAGTTAAGTTTAATGGTTCACATACTAAAATAAGTTGTGATAGTAGTGGAAGCTATTTTGATTTATATATGGATACACTACAGCCTCAAAGGTACTATAAAATACTAGTTAGTTCTTCTTTAGATGGGAGTGAAGTAATAATAGATAACGATAATATATTTAAAGTAACCTAAAATGGCTGAAATTAGTATACAGAAAACTGTTTTTAACAGAAAAGAATTTGAAAGAGTTGTTGATAGAGGGTTCAAAACATTTGTTCCTCCGGTAGAGTTACCTGATACAGACACTGTACAAGAATTTTTTAGATTATATAATAAACTTTACTTAGAAATACCATTAAGAAACTCTAATTCTTCTCATGAATACCTGATCAGAAAAAGCTCAGAATTGGTAGATTTAGATGAAGGGGATAATCAATTACAGCCGCTCCTAGAGGAAATCACAAGCCTTAGAGCTAACCTCGTAGAAGCTAATAGTGATATACTTACTCTCGAGTTAGAGAAGGCTAGTAGTTTTACACAAACCAATACCAATAATAATACAAACGGCTAATACAGGTAAATGGCTAAAATAGAATATAATGTAGTTTCACTATCCCCTGAACAAGTAACAGGTATAGACTCTTATAGTGCTAAAGATGTAGCACTAGTAAGAGACTTTCAAGTTTCTAATACTTTCAAAACAGGAGTAAATAATCTTGAACTACATGCATACGACTTAACAGGAACTCTACTAAAGTCTTCTTATAATTACAAAGGTCATTCTTTTCTTGCTACAGCAGCAGGAGCAGGTAAATCAGGAGAGTCCACAATAGAATTAGACCCTGCAAAAGATGCAATAGAATTAGGATATAATTCTGGTGATATTAGGTTTGTTTATAACTTTGTAAATAATTTATACAGTAAGAGATCTAATCAACCACAGTTCTTTATAGATACTATCTCTAAAGATAGAATGGAGTTAAGAATACTATCTGCTCAATTAACAGATAATTTTATTCGTAAGACAACAGCTAATATAGAAGCTGCAATTAATAGCGATTCTTATTTTAGTGACTTTAGATTAAACTTTTTAGAAAATAAATTAGTAATAGCGGTAAATATAAGCACTCAACAGTACAAAAAACAGACTGCCGTACTAATAAGATTATACGAACCACTACCCAGAACAATAAAACCTAAAGATATATTAACAGTAGTTGATATTATCAGTGATAGCCAGGCGTTTGAAGTAACAGCCAATACAATAGCAGATCCAGAAGTATTTTCAAAAATAGCAGGCCCAAACTGGGATGTAAATGTAGATGAAACACAAGGCACACCAAGTCCTTTCTATAGCTTTAACGAATTATTTAGCTACCCAGTAAGTAGTTCCTACTACGAACTAATGTCTCTGTCTAGTGAAAGCGGCTCAGCAATAAGTATAGACCATACAGACTTTTCTAACTTTGTACACTTTGGTTCAGCTGAAGAAAGATTAAGAAACTTTAAATATAAATTACAATTAGTAGAAGGGTATAGTAGTAGTATAGCTACTGTAAAAGCAACCGGTAATAATAATACAGATATAACAGGTAGTATAGCATATTACGAAGGTTTAATTACTGGAGTAGTTGATAATTTTGATCACTACGATAGATTTCTTTATTATGAAAGCGGCAGCTATGCTTGGCCAAAAGCAAATTCATCTCGACCCTATACACTGGTATCGAGTAGTGAGGCTACAACCTCTACATGGTTTACAGATAATATACAATCTTCTTCCAACTTCGATACTAGTAACTTTAATACATTAACGAATGCAATACCGGCCTTTATAAGAGAAGATGCAGACAATAACGAAGCACTAACCTTTGTGTATATGCTCGGTCAACACTTCGATAATATATGGATATATCAAAAAGCTTTGTCTGATAAATACGATGGAGATAATAGACTACATTATGGTATATCAAGAGATTTAGTAGGAGATGCTTTAAAGAGCTTCGGAGTTAAACTATACTCCAGCAACGAATCATTAGAGAATTTATTCTCATATTTCACTGGTCAAGAATACCAATCAGGAAGTACAAATGCTATAGCAACTCATGTAACAGCATCATCCGGACCTCAGGCGTACTTACAACCAATGCCTAAACAGTCCTACATACAGGAAGTTTATAAGAGATTATACCACAACCTACCTTATTTAACTAAGACCAAAGGTACCGAAAGAGGTTTAAGAGCACTAATAAACTGTTATGGAGTACCATCCGATATTTTATCAATAAAAATAGACGGTAATTTAGATAGAGAATCTAATGTATTCCTATCACCAGAAGAATTTATAACTGGTTCAGTAACTCAGGTAACTAGCTCTCTAGATAGAATTACAGTTGATGTTACTGGGTCCCTAGCAGAAGGATCAGCTCTCTTATCTGATAGAACTATAAGAAGAAAGGTATATAAAAGAACAACAGGGCAGCATACTCTTGAAGTTGGCTTTTCACCTGCAGACGCTATCAACGCACAAATATACCACTCAGCTTCAGCTGCAGGAGGTATTAATATTGACGATTATATCGGCGCACCAAGTGATGGAGACAGTACTAAATATACAGGGCTAAGAAGTTTACTTGAAGACTACACTAAAGACAATAGTAGATATGACCTAAAAGACTTTGTATCTTTAATAAGGTTTTTTGACAATACATTATTTAGATCCATAAAAGACTATATACCAGCCAGATCAAATGCATCTACCGGTATTATCATTAAACCAAACGTACTTGATAGAAGTAAAGCTAGACTAGTATCAGGTTCCTTCGAACAAAGAGACTTTACAGGGTCTGTTTCAGTCGCTCAAATCTCAGGTTCATCAGGAGGAATTTTTGAAGTAGGCTCATTGTATAGTTTTGATAAAACCACCAGCTATAACGATTATGTACCAACCAAATCAGGATCAGCTTTACGAATAGTAGATGATGAGTCACCGACATTTAATGGTGAATTAAGCGGCTCTCTTATTGTAGCAGCACATCAAGACATAACAAGAGGTAATAAATTTAAAAAACAGTCTGGTAAAAATTTAATATTTGATATTAATATATTCGATATGTCATTTGACTGCGACTTCGAAGTACGTTTATTTGTACCACCATCCGTTACACCGTCCGTTACACCAAGTGCAACACCTAGTGTATCTGTTACTCCGGTAGTTTCCCCAACACCAAGTGCAACACCTAGTGTATCTGTTACACCGAGTAGAACACCTAGTATATCAGTTACGCCTAGTAGAACACCATCCGTTACACCTTCAGTATCAGTTACACCTTCAGTTACGGTAACACCAAGTGTAACACCTTCAGTTACGGTAACACCTTCAGTATCAGTTACACCTTCAGTATCAGTCACACCTTCAGTGTCAGTCACACCTTCAGTTACGGTAACACCAAGTAGAACACCTTCAGTTACGGTAACACCTAGCGTATCCACTACACCGGGAGTATCATCTACACCATCCGTATCAGTTACACCTTCAGTTACGGTAACACCTTCAGTGTCAGTTACACCTAGTGTATCTGTAACACCTTCAGTATCTGTTACACCAAGTTCAACACCTAGTGTATCTGTTACACCTTCAGTTACGGTAACACCTTCAGTGTCAGTCACACCTTCAGTTACGGTAACACCAAGTAGAACACCTAGTGTATCTGTTACACCTAGTGTATCTGTTACACCTTCAGTTACGGTAACACCAAGTAGAACACCTTCAGTGTCCGTCACACCTTCAGTATCAGTTACACCTTCAGTGTCAGTTACGCCTAGTAGAACACCTAGCATATCAGTTACACCATCCGTATCAGTTACACCATCCGTATCAGTTACACCAAGTGCAACACCTTCAGTATCAGTTACACCATCCGTATCAGTCACACCTTCAGTATCTGTGACACCATCAGTTACGGTAACACCATCTAAATCAGCTCTTGCTACTAGGTATACAATTACAGTAGGATGGCATACAGCCTCAGGAAATGATGCTTGTGCAGAACATGAAAACTCACCAGAAACCTGGTACTTTAGTCATTCCACCTTCAATGCAGCAACATCTGTATGGAAAACAGCAACTGCAACATCGTATCCATCAGCAAGGTACTTTAGTAATGGAGCTAAACACAAATACTGGACTGGAACAGCATTTATTAACCCAGCATTCTGTACTATATAAACTATGAAAAAGTTGGATAATAAAATAAAAAACATTAACTTAAATATTTATAATAAAATATAATGGGATTTTTAGGATATAAATATCAAGTAGTAGGTTGGAAGAATACACCGACAGGTAGTACTCAAGGAGCTATTGCAGATGCCGGCCCATTCTATGTATATGCTAATACAGAAATAGCAGCTAATAAAATAATAGGTACAAACGCCAATGCAGAAGAGTTTGGAGGCTGGGACTATACAGCTTCAGCTATTGGTCAATACGCAGACATAGTAGATGAGTATACAGCAGCTTCTCTTATGACAGGCAGTGTAACTCTCTCAGGTACTGTTTATAAAAACGTATTAGGTAAAGATGATTTAAATAATGGAGTTACCTTAACAACAGGTGAAGGAGTTAATAGTTTTATATTTAGAAGTGTTACTGAATGTACAAATGACTTTGCATTCGTACCCCCAACACCTTCAGCTACGGTAACACCTAGTGCAACACCTAGTGTATCTGTAACACCTTCAGTGTCAGTTACGCCAAGTAGAACACCAAGTACATCCGTAACACCTAGTGTATCATCCACACCAGGAAATTCACCTACACCATCAGTGTCAGTTACGCCAAGTGTAACACCATCATTATCATCCACACCAGGAGCTTCAGTTACACCAAGTAGAACACCAAGTACATCCGTAACACCATCCGTATCAGTCACACCATCAGTGTCAGTTACGCCTAGTAGAACACCTTCAGTTACGGTAACACCTTCAGTATCAGCTACACCAGGAAATTCAGTTACACCATCCGTATCTGTTACACCATCCGTATCAGTTACACCTTCAGTATCAGTTACACCTTCAGTATCTGTTACACCTTCAGTTACGGTAACACCAAGTAGAACACCTTCAGTGTCAGTCACACCTAGTGTATCCGTTACACCATCCGTATCAGTTACACCAAGTAGAACACCATCCGTATCAGTTACACCTTCAGTATCCGTTACACCATCAGTGTCAGTTACACCATCCGTATCTATTACACCAAGTGTAACACCAAGTAAGTCTATAACACCATCTACATCAGCATTGAACCTAACACTGGTTAAACTGTTCCCACCAGGAGCCTCCCTAGTCTCTGCTTGTAGCCCTGTCGGAAGTCTTGTAAACCACTGGCATGACGGATCTGGACAACCATCACCTGGAGATAGAATTTATAATAATAGTACAGGAACAGTAACAACCGCTGGTGGATACTACCAAAATGGAGCATCTGGATTAGGCGGGTATAATGACTTAGTAACACTAAACAGTAGTGGTTATGTAACCTCAATTCAAAACTGCGCAGATAATTGTGTTATAGAAGGAACATCAATATCTATATCTATATCAGAAACAACACCAGTGCAGAACTTAGAAATAGGGAACACAGTCTATTCTAAACATATTGAAACATTAGTAGACTCAGATGATCCTGTAACACTTACACAGTGGCATAGTAGTAATATAGACGGTAATCCTTCTACAGCAACAGTAACAAATAATCCATCAACTATTAGTCCTTTTGTTTGGAACTTCAATAATGGATTAATAAAAACTACAGCAGGACACTTACACATAGTAAAAAGAGGTGTTGAATGGTTAATACAAAAAGCAACTAATGTACAAATAGGAGACTACTTTGAGAACATTAATGGTGACTTAGTAGAAATTACTTCTATAACACAAGAAGAATATAACGGAAACGTGTATAAATTAAATGTAGAAGATGATGATGTTTATTACGCCAACGGAATACTAACACACAACATAAAATAATGGCAATTAATCTACTTGAATTCTCGAATCAAAAACCAGTAGACGGGTCTATTAATATACTAATGTCTTCCTCTAACCTAATCTCAGGAGAGTTTAGAGATTATGTTGTAATGGCTGTATCAATTCCATTCGAAAGTGATAATGCAATTGAAGTAGAAGGAGCACTAAACCAGCTTAATGACCTTACTATCTTTATGTCATCATCAGGGCAGCTAACACAATCACCATCACGTTTAGATTTCAGCTCCTTAAATTTAACAAGAAAGACCGGTTATTACTTTATACAATTTGAAAGACTAGAAGCACAGGATAATAATGGCTTATTACTAAGTTCGTCAACATATACAGATGGAGATCCTTATTTTAATAACTTAATAACAGGAAGTGGTAACAGAGTAGACAAAACAGTCTATATGGAACCATTTGTAGAAGGTAGAATTGACTTAAGTGAATACGAAGCAACAGAAAATAATGCAACCCAACCTTTAACATCCCACTTTAGGTTTTCTGTAGATAGAGATAGAAGTCAATTACAACCAAATAACCTTGAGCAAATTACTGCTTCATTAGAAAATGCCACCTCTAGAAGCTTAGAAGCCGAAGTACAGGAGTCTAATTATAGTTCCACTGGATGGATAAACGGCAGGTATAATGGATCAAAACTATTCCCAATAGGCACATCATATAACCAGATTGGAAATACAACAACAACACCAACCTTCTTTGAAGATCCGCCATCATTATCTTTTATATCCTTTAAAGGTTCTAGACATGATTTCTTCGCAGATGATTCAACAATAAGAAATATTAATCCAAACGAAAGAGAAATAGAAAACTTTTACTTTAACTTTAAAGATGATGAAACTGAAAGAATCTTCTATAGTAGCTCCAACTCAGGATCTGTTTATCATATTTTAAACAATAACTCTTCATCAACCGAAGTAAATTTCTTTACAGAATATAGTAAATACCCTACATCCGGTAGTCATATTTATGATTGGAATGAAGGTATTAAACGATACATACGTGTTCCTAACTCTAAGTTTTATATATTAGAAACAGGTGGCGTAGCAACAACTAACGAAAAAGGAGCTTTAATCAGTGGTTCCTTAGTATAAAGATAACATAAATTAAATAATGAACATATTTATAATAAATTAATTAATAACAAAAATGGGATACTTAAATAACTCAGTTGTAACCGTCGATGCGATTCTTACCAAAAAAGGAAGAGAATTGTTAGCTAGAGGGGACGGTTCTTTCAAACTAACACAATTCGCCTTATCAGATGACGAAATAGACTATACACTTTATAATCCAAACCATCCCTCAGGTTCTGCGTACTACGGAGAAGCATTAGAAAACATGCCCTTACTAGAAGCATTTCCAGACGAAACCCAAATAATGAAATATAAGTTGACTACTCTACCAAGAGGTACTTCAAAAGTACCTATACTAGATTTAGGTTATGCTGCTATTTCATTAAAACAAGGAGCATCTTTAGCGATTACACCTCAAACGTTAAACTATCTTGGATCAACAAACACATTCGAAGCTAACGGATATGCAGCTACAATAGCAGACGCTAGAGTATTAGGTACATTTACAGGAGTGGGTGTTAATACACAAGAAGCTGAGAGACTAAATAACACAGAGACAATAGGAACTAACATTTCTAAAACCGTAATAGGAACCTCATTAAATATGACTGCAACAGCTGTTAATACTTTATTTGGAACCGTAACAACATTACAAACAACAGTAACAGTAATAGGTAGAGATTCAGGAGCAAGAATTACGGTACCGGTTACAATTACTAAAACTAACTAATATATAACAGATGTCATATAAAAGATTTGATCCTCAGGATGTAGTAATTAGTGCTGAATCTGTTACTTCAACAATATGGAGCAACTCAGTTACTGAGCAAGCAACCTTCATTACATCATCTACCCAGGTAGCAGGTGCATCAGGAGAGTACTATTACAACGTATACCAAACAGCAAGTAACGATTCAACAGCTGCCGTTCAATTTTCTTTAGCATACGCTGATGAAAAGGGGTCTGGTTCAGCTTATTTTAATACAGCAGTAACAGGATCAACTCCTAGTTCAACTGTCTTCGGTCAATATAGATCACTGGTATTAGCAAATGAAGAAAGCAGCTTTGTATTTGGAGACTATTCTGGTTCGTATTTTTACGCCATATCAGTTGAAAGAGCTAGATATAAAGAGAAACTACTCCCAGGTACATTAGCTTTAACACTAAAATGCCCATCAAACGCTAACGAAAGAATAGTACTAACCGATAATAGTAACCAAGTAACAACAACTACATTTTCAGATGCAGGTAGAGTTTACGACCTTGTAACAGGATCTTTAGGAAACGTTGTAACAACAGGTAACTTTAATAACAGCTCAGGCTACACCAAAGACGGTACTTATGGGTCTTACGGTAAATTCTTACCAGACGTAGGACTTATACTACTTAATGCATCGGCACTAGATGCTACAGGCTCTTTAGGAGGTATAACACTAGGAACCGTAAGAGGTAATAATGCAAATGGAGCCAATCCAGGTAAAATATTTAATGCAGTTGTAGACGGTGCTTCATTTAAACTAAATGGAGAAGAAACAATTTCTTCTAATCTAGTATTTGTTAGAGCAAGAAATGCAGAATTTAACTATTCATCAAATCCTTCTAACACAAGTGGATCTGGAGAACTAAGACACGATGTAATGATTAATAGTCCTCAATCGTATATTACGACTGTAGGTATATATAATGACAACAATGATTTATTAGCAACAGCTAAACTATCAAAACCATTATTAAAAGATTTTACGAAAGAAGCCTTAGTTAGAATAAAGTTAGATTATTAATGAATGAGTGCTTACAAAAAATTAAACAAACAAGATGTCTTTGTAACATCTTATGTAGCTCATAAGAGCTATAACGCCATCTCAGAAAGTGGCGCACCTAATGGGTTACAAACATTCGGAGTAGATACATTCTTTGCATATAGCAGCTCAGGAGAGTATTATACATCCCCCTTTGATTCTACTACTACCCTAAACAGTAACACAAGGAATAACACCCTAGTGTTCAAAAGCATTAATCAACTATACTACTCTAATTTTATATCAGGAAGTGAAAAAGCACAGTCTGGTTCTTTTGATAATTTCCTCCAATCGGGATTTTCTACCGGATCAAGAAAACTAGATACTGAGGCTAGTATAATCTCTATACCAAGAAAGCATGTAGGTACACATATTAAACCTGGATCTTTCGTAATGAAAATATCTGGCAGCACAGCCCAACAAGCCTACTCTGGATCATTTTACGAAGGTGCAGATGGAGAGTATGTAGAAGGAGAGTATGTTCAAGAACCTTTATTAGAAGAATTAATTAGAACCGGTACAGGAAGAGAGTTTATAGATGACGGAGAAGGAAACTTAATAATATCTGCATCATCTGCATTAAACTTTACAAGTAGTTACAAATTAGGGGATGTAATATACCCTCACGGTCTTGTAATTATCACCTCAGAAAGCTCAACAAATTTAGTAAATGAGGATTTAGATATTAGCTGGAAAGCATCTCATCCTATTTATACATATAACATACGTTGTAAAGTAAAAGATCACGATCTTAATTTTACCCAACACCCAACAGCAGTGGAAGACACTGATGGTACATTAAAAGATAGTGTATTAGGAAACGAATTTAATCCTTACATTACAACTGTAGGATTGTATAATGACGCAAATGAATTATTAGCAGTAGCTAAATTAGGTCAACCATTACCAAAGTCTGGTAATACTGATATGACATTTGTAATAAAATTAGATATGTAAATTAATTAACTATGCCTGAAATCAAATTAAGAGTACTAAAAGGAAGTGCGTTAACACAGACGGAGATGGATAATAACCTTCGTTATGTTTATAACTCATCTTCTGTAAATCCACTCACAGGTGATTTAACATTACACACTTCGGAGAGCTCAAGTCCTACGAAAACGTTTAATGCATCACCATCGTGGACAAATTATAGCGGCTCTATAAACGGAAATAACATTGCATCAATTACTGGCTCGTTAGTAATCACTGAAAACATAACAGCTCAAGAATTTCACACTGAGTATGTTTCTTCATCTATTATACAACAATCGGGGTCTAGTGTATTTGGAAACGACTCTCAAGACTTACATCAATTTTCAGGTTCTATAGATGTAACAGGAAGTTTATATACCTCAGGCTCGTTTACACTAACTAATACAGGTAGCACAGCAATGACTATTAAAGATGGCCATGTAATCTTAACAGAAGTAAACGCCGTTACATACGGTAATGATACAGCAGCCGCAAGTGGTGGAGTACCAGTAGGGGGTCTTTATCGAAATGGAAACTTTGTGCAAATCAGAATAACCTAATAGTATGGCATCAACTCGCTCAAAATTAACTGGGTCACTTTATATAACAGATGACTTAGAAATAGTAGGATCAATAACAGCCTCTCAAGGTTTCCAAGGTCTTACTGATGTATTTTCAGCATCGGCACAAGTCGATCATGATAGTACAACTAATTTTGTAGCAGCCGAACATATCAGTCACACCGGTGTAGCGATAACTGGGACTGGTTTATTAACCGGTGGAGGTAATATAGATACTTCTAGAGCAATAACTATTGACACATCAACAGCTGATTGGACAACTGCTATAGTAAATCAACTACCAACAGGACTGGTTTCATCATCTACACAGATGGATACTTTATTTAATTTAGATGGAGTAGTATCTTCATCAGCACAAATAAATGCTTTAGATATTACCGAAGTCGGAACAATATCAAGTGGAGTTTGGAGCGGTACTGCACTAGTTGCAGGAAAGGTCCCAGCTATTACTGCCCTCACGGGATATACAGCTGGAGCTTATGCAAACGCTAGTTCTGTTGGAGGTTCAAGCATTGCAACTGTTGGAACAATAGGAACAGGAGCATGGCAAGGCACTATTATAGCATCAGCATACTTAGACTCAGATACAGCTCACCTAACTACAGCTCAGACATTTACAGGAGAGAAAAAATTTGCTACTGACGTTACTGTATCAGGTAGTTTAATAATATCTTCTTCAATAGGAGATAGCCCTTACGGTATGTTAGTTAAAGGAGCAATATCAGTATCAGGAGATGTTATAGCATACCAGTCTTCAGATAGAAACTTAAAAGATAATATAGTACCAATTGAATCACCATTAGAGAAACTATCTCAAATCAATGGAGTAGCTTTTGATTGGAATAATAAACAAGACCTTTACACAGGTCGAGATATAGGAGTAATAGCTCAAGAAATTGAGAAAGTATTACCCGAAATTGTACAGACTCGAGAATCAGGCTATAAAGCAGTACGTTACGATAAAATAGTCGCGTTATTAATTGAAGCAATTAAAGAGCAGCAGTTACAGATAGATGAGTTAAAAACTCGTTTATAGCGACCAATCTATAATTATGGAAAATATGCCAACAGTACCTACTTGGTCTCACCAAGGAAGGTTAATCACATCTATTTCAGACATGCCAAAAGGAACTTATGGTTTCATCTACGAGGTTTACCACAAACCAACAGATGTAAAATACATAGGAAAGAAAGTTCTTTATTTCGAAAGGAATAAAAGACTTGGTAAAAAAGCCTTAGAAGAGTTAAGATTAGAAAGAAAGGCAAAAGGAATAGGAGGAAGAA